GAAATTGAAGGCATACAACAAAGTGTGTCTTCAGTTGAAGAATTACAGACAGCACTTAAAGGAGTTGAGACTCAGTCTAAGAAAACTGAGAAAACCGTTAACAACGTAAGTGATGCAGCTAAAACAGTTGGTAAATCCAGCGAAGAGGCTGCTAAGAATGCAGAAGGTGCTACAAAGATTATTGATGAAGCATTTGGAGGTTTAGGTACACAGATTAAAGAAGTAGGTGGAGGTATTAAGCAATTAGGTACTTCGGCTATTACGTCATTTAAGTCTGCTGTTATGGGAGCCAATGCTATGGGTAAAGCTCTTATCGCTACAGGTATCGGTGCTATTGTTGTGGCCTTAGGTTTAATAGCCGCATATTGGGATGACATCGTGGGTGCGATCTCAGGTGTATCCAGTGAGCAAAAACAATTACTTGCTGATACTAAAGCTACAGTAACTGCCAATGAGGCAAATCTTGCTTCTACTCTAGAATCAGAAAACTCACTTAAACTAAGTGGTAAGTCTGAGAAAGAAATCAGAGACCTTAAGATACAACAAACAAATGAGACCATTGCTTCAATGGAAACTCAGTTGACAATGCAAAAGCAACAGGCTGATGCACAACAAGATGCATTAAAACGTAATGCTGACATAGCTCAGAACGTTATCAGATTCTTAATGGCTCCTGTTACTATCTTATTAAAAGGTGTTGACGCATTAACTTATGGACTTGCTAAGATAGGTGTACTCGAGAAGGGTACTAACTTAGAAGAATCATTTAGTGGTGGTATTGCTGGTTTAATCTTTGATCCTGAAGGTGCAAAAGAAGAGGCTGACAAATCACAAAAAGAAGTCACAGATGGTTTACGTAAACTAAAGAATACTCGTGATGGTTATATTCTTCAAGGTAAAGATCAAGCCAAGAAAGCTGGTGATGACGCTGCAGCAAAGAATAAAGAAGAAGCTGATAAAAGAATACAAACTGAAAAAGAATTGCTTGCAGAATTATCAAGACTACAAGCTGAAAATATCACAGACAAACAAGCACGTGCACTTGCTCTTTTAGAATTAGAGAGACAACAAAAACGTGCTGAGTTAGAAGAGAAGAAAGCTTCTAATGAATTGTTATTGGAATTAGATAAGAACTACTTACAAAAAGCACAAGCCATTAAAGATGACTTTGCTAAACAAGAAGAAGAGAAGAAGAAAGCTGCTGATGAAAAGAAGAAAGCTGAAGACGAAAAGCTTGCAGCTAATAAAGAAATTATAGATGGTATCTTACTACAACAAAGATTAGATTCTATTGAAGATACATTTGAAAAGGCTAGAATTGAATTAGAAGTTCAAAGAACTACAGATACAGAGAAAGCCACATTAGCTGGCGCAACTGCTGAACAAATTGCAAGTATTAATGCAAGTTACACAGATAAGAATAAAAAGTTAGCTGTTGAAGAACTTAAATTTAAGAAAGCACTTAAGAAACAAGAAATTAATGATGCCTTAAATGCAAGTGCTAGCGTACTTGATAGTGTTGTTAGTCTTGTAGGAGAAGGTTCTGCTGTAGGTAAAGCTGCTGCGGTAGCAAGTGCCACAATCCAAACGTATACCTCAGCTACAGCAGCTTATGCATCTGTAGTTGGTGTACCATTCGTTGGGCCTATTTTAGCTCCTATTGCAGCGGGTGTAGCTGTGGCAGCAGGTATTATGAATGTTAAAAAGATCTTAAGTACTAAAACACCAGGTGGTGGTGGTTCTGGAGGTGGAGGATCAGTTCCTTCTGCTCCTGCAATTCCTACTGCACCACCAATTAATCCTACAGCTGGTATAGGTGCTGCTGCACAAGGTCAACAAATACAAAATCAAATCACATTAGGTGATCAACAAGGTGCCTCTGGACCATCTGTAGTTAAAGCATATGTAGTTAGTTCTGATATGTCTAAACAACAAGAAGCTGATAGAAAAATAACGGATCTTGCGAGATTATAATAAGATAAATAACAAATGAGCATAATCAATAAAATAGTAGAACTTAAAGCAGAGATCGATGGAATTGAATTCGATGATATTGCTGTAGAAATCATGTCGCTTGTAGAAGCTCCAGCTATCGGTGTAAACTGGGCTGCATTTGCTGCACATCAGTTTGTAGATGCAATACCTGGTGAATCAAAAGACAGTTACATTGGTCGTTGTATACCTCAACTTATTAAAGAAGGTTATGATCAAGACGAAGCCGCAGCAATATGTTATGGCTCTTATTCAGATAGTGAATTTGAAATCAATGTAGATGGACTACCTGATTTTGTAGATGAATTAGGTACAAAACCAAAGATCGTAAAAGAAATAGAATTTCATAATGCAGTACTAGAATTTGCATCTAAACCAGAAGTTGGTGAAGTCTTAGACATTGCTAATACAACTTTTGTTAATTTAGCTAAACAAGAATTTGAAACAGTTACTGAATTCTTAAGAGGTATCGATGCATTAGATATACTTTCTCAATTATCAGGTAGTGGTAGTCAACAAGTACCAGAACCTAGTTATCGTTATACAGGACCTGGTGCACAAAGAAACTTTTGTCGTGCATTAATGGCATTAAACAAAATCTATACTAGATCTGAAATCAGTATGATGGATGGAGTTAACTTTGGCTTCGGACCGAATGGTTCAAATTTCTATAGTATTTTTGATTATAAAGGCGGAGTTAACTGCCAACATTACTGGGAACAACTCAGAGTATTCAGAACAGCAGGTGGTCAAAACATAGTAATATCTGAAGGACCTGCAATTGGATTAGCTGGTGAGTCTTGTAATAGCTCAGAACCAAGTCCTACTGGATATATAAGAAACAACGCAAGACTATCAAGCGAATGGACATTTGCAGCAGATGAAGATCAACATATCATCACTGGACCTGCAATGAGACCTTGGCAAATGATACCACGTAAAGATGAGAAGACTGGTGAGATGTTTCATGTTTATTTTAGCGCAGAGACTGTTAAAAAGTTATCAGAGAAATTCTTAAAAGAACACAAACAACATATGACAGATATAAACCATAGTATGAATCCAAATGAAGAGAATACTTTAATCGAATCATGGATCGTAGAAGATCCTATGATGGATAAATCAGTAGCTTTAGGATTTGAACCTGCAAAAGGTGATTGGTATGTATCATATAAGATAAATAATGAAGACACTTGGAATCAAATCAAAGAAGGTAAACTAAAAGGATTTAGTATTGCTGGTCAATTCATAGAACGAACAACAAATAAAAATGGATAATGTGAAGGACAGTGCAGCAAATTTAGTAGGCTACGTAGGAATAGGAGCCTACTTAGTAAATGCTCAGGCAATATTAACAGTGGCACTTCTTGTGTCAGGTATTATACTTAATATTATTAGGATTAGATCTACTAATAAGAATAACGAAAAGCAAGACTAAACACCTTGTTGATAAGTTTTTCTCTGTACTATTGATTTTATCGTTTGCTTACTAACGCCATACATTGTGGCTAATCGGTTTTGCGTAGCACCTTGCTCGTACAACTCTCTGATCTTTGCAGCTTGATATAAGCTTAATTTTCTAGGTTCCATATTATTTTCTTTATTATTATATACAAATTAGACATATTGTTTAATTTTGTCAGTTTTTAACATATCTATATTTAGTACTGTACGGGTATTTTACCGTATTAACAAAAAAACAAACCAAAACATATGAACGTAAACAACGTAATCAGAAAACTGAAAGTTATGTTAGGCGCGCAATTTAACTTCGCAGAAGCTACATTGGTAGACGGAACAGAAGTATACACAGAAGGTGAATTACAAATAGGAGCAATCTTATTCGTAAGAGCTGGTGAAGGTGTATCTGAAGATCCTTTTGCACCTGCAGGAAAGCACGAAACTACTGATGGTAAAATCATCACAGTTGGTGAAAATGGTGAAATCACTGAAATAGTAGAAGCAGCAGCACCCGCTACTGAAGAAGCTATGGAAGAAGTAGAGGTAGAAGTACCTGTTACTCCAGAAGCATTACCTGCAACAGAAGCTCTTTTAGCTGGAATTGCAGATCTAATCGCACCATTCACAGAAGAGATTGCTATTCTTCAAGAAGAAGTAGTTGCACTAACAAAACGTTTTGAGAAAATGGCCGCTGAACCAGCTGCGCCAAAAGTAAAAAACACATTTGCTGAAGTATTGGCAGATAAAAATGCAAAAACAGATGCTAAACTTATGCATTTGAAAGATTTGCGTAATCAATTAAAAAAATAAAAAAACAAACTAAATAATTATGGCAGCAGGATTTAACACTAGCGCATTACCAGCTTATACCGACCAATTGTCTATGGACTTGATCGCTAAAGTGGTTTTAAAAACAGATTTATTGCAGTACTTAGACTTGAGAACAGGTTTCACAAGCGGTACCTTTACAATCAACTTAGTTGATGCAGAATTACCTGTATCAGCACTTTCATGTGGTTGGACATCAGATGGTGAAGTAACTTATACTCAAGTACCAGTTACTATCGAATCTCTTCAATCAAAAACAGAATTATGTCCAGAAGACTTAAGAAATGTTTACCAATCAGCTTTTATGTCAGCTGGAACTGGAAATGACTTTATTCCTTTCGAAGAAGTAATTTCTCAGTCTTATGTAGACAAATTGGCTAAATACAACGAAGGTTTCTTAATCAACGGATTTGGAACTACTGATGGTCTTAAAGACATCATCACTGTAGCTAACGGAGCTAACATCGCAGTTGGTACTCCAGCAGCTTGGACTGTTGCAAATGCAGTTGAGCAAGCATTGAACATCTATGATGCAATCGACGAAGCTGTAATCAACAGAGATGACTTGATCATGGTTTGTTCTCCAGCTAACTACAGAACTTTGGTTCGTGCTTTAGTTGCTCAGAATCTTTACCACTTCCCTTCAGTTGAAGGTAACGAAGTAATGATCCTTCCTGGAACTAACGTTAAGATCGTAATGAGTTCAGGATTAGTAGGTTCTAACTACGTATTCGCAGGTCCTTCTAAATTGATCATCGCTGCAACTGGATTGCAAGATGAATTAGATTCATTCGTATTCTTCTACGATCAAGGTATTGACGTAATGAAGTTCAGAGCGGCATGGAGATTAGGAGTTGGAGTAGGTGAGGTTAACTTATTTGCTACAAACGGATTAGCATAATCAAAACAATTAAACTAGGAGTTTCGGCTCCTAGTTTTTAATATAAAAATATAACAAAGATAATTATGGCATGTAGTAATTTAACAAACGGCTTCGTATTAGATTGTAACGACTCACAAGGTGGTATAGAGAAGATCTTTATCGCTAACGGTCCAGTTTCATCAATCACTGAATCCGCAGGTGTAATCACAGCGATCAACGTTGGTGGTTCTCCATTAGTTCCAGCCGATTTCTTCGTTTTCGAAACTCCTAGACAAACATCAAGTTTAACTGAAACTATCACTCCTACACAAGAGAATGGAACAGTAACATATGATCAACAATTGACAATGGTATTCAATAAAATGAGTGCAGCTAAAAGAAACCAATTGTTATTAATGGCAGAAGCTACCTCTATGGTTGCAGTAGCTAAAGATGCAAACGGTAACTATTGGTCAATTGGAATTGAAAGAGGAGCTTATATGACTTCAGGTACTTCAGTATCAGGAGTTGCATACGCAGACAGAAACGGATACGAATTGGTAATTGGTGGAATGGAAAAAGCTCCGATGTACGCGGTAACAGGTACAATCGTAGAGTAATCTATAACAATACTAAAACTTAAAAGCCACTAAGAAATTAGTGGCTTTTTTTATATTATTTGAATAGGATGTTGAGGTGAATCACTTTGTTTTGACTGTGGCCACTTAAGTTCTTTTTGATAGAAGCCATCTTTAAGTTTGCCTCTATTTACTTCTAGACCTTTATAATTTAGATAAGATCTATAGTAAGAATAAGTAATTGTTTTCTCTTTATCAAGTAATGGATCATAGAGTTCACCAGACATATTGTACTGGATGTCTGGCCATATCTGTAACTCAAAACTAATTCTAACTATATTACTTAATAGATATTCTATTTTAAGTCGATCTGGATCACCTATGATGCAACCATCAATGTCTGCAGTTGTACGGTTCTCTAAGATACCACCATAAATGTATAATTCATAACCTTCCCAATCTAATTCAATTATTTGTCTCAACCACAATTGAAACCTAGGATCTTTAATTCCATTAATAGGTAAGATCTCTTTTGCTGTATATTCTCCATATTGTACCATAGTATATGTATTCTCTTATCTCAGACAACTTATGGTCTTTTTATATTTAAGAGTATAAACATACTAAAATTATATGACAATCTATATAGATACTCAATTTATACCGGTATATTCAAATAACACAGATTTAACTGGCGATCTTATATTTACTTTAACAAGTGGTTATGCAAAGGTTCCTGAACCGTTTGAGGCTATATTAGTATCTCAAAATGCTAGATACAGCGAGTTAGCAGTAGATTTTGGACCTGATTTCAAAGATAAACACAAGAATGGTGTATATTACTTTACAATTTCTAGTGGCACTACAATATTTGAAGAAGGTTATGCTAAAATTATATGCGAACCAGGTGGTGAGATAAATACATTAGCGTTCGAACCTGGTGTACCAACTACTGACAGATGGGCAACAGTATATTATAGACCAAATTATTAAAATTAAATATGGAAAACAAACAGAATACGGAAAACATTTATTCAATAGCTGCTTCAGCTTTTGCCGCACCTGCATTACCAGTAATTAGAGAAGTTAGAAATAAAGACTACGTTTTTTATGGCGAAGATAATCTATTTCCAGGAAGACTTATAGAACTTTATGATAGTTCAGCAATGCATCACACAGCTATTCAAGCTATTCAAGATGGTATCTTCGGTGAAGGTATCTTAGGAATAGGTGAAGAGTACATTAATACTAAAGGTGAAACTATTGATGACATCTTTGAAAAGATTGTATTAGATTATACTTTATATCAAGGTTATGCATTAAATGTAATTTGGAATAAAGAACGAACTGCTATTGCAGAAATTTATCATTTACCATTTAACAATGTTAGATCTGGTAAAATGGATGAAGAAACTGATGAAATCGATTCTTATTACTACTCTACTAACTGGGCGAACCTAAGAAAACATCCAGAATGTAGATATAAAGCTTTCTCACCTACTGAAAATCAAGGTGACGATGCTTCTCAAATCTTCTATTATTATAACTACACGCCTGGTAATGATTATTATCCATTACCTGCATATGTTGCAGCTCTTAATGATATTAATTTAGATGCTAAAGTATCTCGATTCCATGTAAATAACATATCAAATGGTCTTGCACCGTCTTTATGGGTTTCATTTAAGAATGGTACTCCAACGCCGGAGCAACGCAGAGAAGTTTATAACGAAATTAACAATACATTTGCTGGCGAAGAGAATGCTGGTAGATTTTTCTTATCGTTTTCTGATGCAGATACTGCTCCAGAGATAACTCCTATTACAGCAGCTAATGATTCATATTACCTGACGCTAGAAGAGCGCATCTCAACACGTATTTTAACTGCACATAGAATATCATCACCTTTACTAGTCGGCATCAAGGATGCTGCTGGATTTAGCTCTAATGCTGACGAAATTAAAGTAGCTTATGCACACTTTGAAGGAACTGTAATAGAACCTAAAAGAAAGAAAATCACAACAAGTTTTGGTTATATCCTTAAATTATCTGGTTATAATGTTAGAATAACTGTTATTCCTAATACTTTACTTGCAATTCCTGCAGAAGTAGTAGTAGATGCACCAGCTCCTAATGCACCAGAAGATCAAAACATAAATAATATACCTCAAGCATAATGGAAACTGTTTTACTAGTATCGGAACAAAGAATGAAGCAATGGACTGCTTTGGATAAAAATATCCGAATCGATGTCCTGACTCCAAGTATTTTAAATGCTCAACAAATTTACATTCAAGATAGTTTAGGTACACATTTCTTTGATAGACTTAAAGAAGGTGTTTACTTAGACGACTTAACAGTTGACGAAGAGATGTTTCTTAAAGATTATGTAGGTCCTACGCTTATGCAATATGCATTGTATTTGCTTTTACCTAATTTAAAATACAAAATGGTTGAGAAAGGTATCTTAAATGGTACTTCTGAAGAAACTCAACCTACAACATTACAAGAATTGGAATACCTTAGAGAAGCTACCATGGATACTGCACAGTTCTATGATAGAAGAATGAGACAATTTTTAACGCAACATCCTAACATGTTCCAACAATGGTTAACATGGAATGGTAATGGTATGCCTAGAAATGCTTCTACGCCTTACTTTAGTGGTATTCAAACAAGAACTAATTCATTTAACAATAGCCTTTGGATTTATGCAGAATGCGGAACAAATTGTAACCCCGACTGTAGCACGTGCGTCTAAAAGCACACGAGTTAACATCAACAAATTAAAAGTTTACTTATCTAATGAGAAAGAATCTAGACCAATTAATAAACAAGTACATAAGTAGGAAACTAGTTGTGTTCTTTATTGGATCATGGGGACTATTCTCTGGCAATCTTACTAGTGGTGATTGGGTTATTGTTAGTACTGCTTACATAGGATCACAGATGGTTGTAGACGTAGTAGATAGATTAATGAAAGCTAGAAACACAAACAACATACAATAAAATTATATTTAAAGACATATGGCTTTTGATAACGACATTTCGAGTGCAGTAGCACAATACGTATACACACAATCAGGCGGTGAAGTAATAGATCCAGTTAATGGTTCTTATTTACAGGCATTTGCTGAGTATTTAAATATAACAGAATCTGTAGATGACAGTTGGCTAGTGGCTATTTGTAATCATTTTGGTATTACTGAACCATTAAATGGTTCATGGACAATTGCTCTATGTAACTATTATGATATTACATATCCTACAGGTGGAACATGGTGGATGGCATTAGCCTTATTAGGTGGTGGACCTACTCCTGTTTCTTTCTTATGGAATCTAAATACTAATCTTTGGAATTTAGAGACTAGAACTTGGTCATTAACATAAATAAAACAAATATAAAACAAATATATGGCAACATTAAACGGACAACCAATTAACACAAGTTATAGTGGTTTAATTAAAACAAATGATAACGGTACTGCGGGTACTAGTGGTCTTAAACAACTTTCAGATGGTCAAGGTAATTTGATACCATTAGAAGTAAGTCAAGAAAAGATAGTTATCGGTAATGGTAATATAGGTGAAAGTACTGGAACATCTAGTATTGTAGCGGATCCTGGAAATCAGGAAATGGCATACTTAGGTAATCATAATTTTACTGCAGCTACTGTAACAGGTTTATCTGCCGGTACTTCTGGAACTAACGGAACATCAGGAACTAATGGTAGTTCAGGAACAAGCGGAAGCGCTGGAACATCAGGTTCAAATGGTATTGCTTCAGGTAAAATATATTACTTTAATCAATCTCAAGCTTCAGATGTAAGTCCTTATAGAGTATTGGCTGAAACACCTAACGGTCCAGAACAAACAGTACAACAAACTGCAATCACAGCAGGTGAATCACGTTTAATTTCATCTTTCTTAACTCCAGCTTTAGGTATTAATCTTATACCAGCAGGTGTACAAAGATTTCATGGACACTTTTTAAAGGCTGCTGCTAATCAAGATTTTGAAACTTATACTACTATTGAATTAGCAAATGCTGATGGTATTGGTTATGGTACAATTTTACCTACAAATAATGGATTAGTTACATGGATTGATGCTGCAACTCCTGTTGAAACTACAACAGATCTTGTTTTACCAAGTACTTCTATATTAACTACTGATAGAATGATTGTTAAGATTTATGCTAAAAATATTGGTACAGGTAGTAGAACAATTACATGGTACACAGAAGGTATTCAAAACTATTCATACATAATTACTTCAGTTGGAGCTCAATCAGGAACATCTGGAACATCTGGAACTTCTGCAAGCGGTGGCGGTGGTCTAGTAAATGGTACTGGAGCGAACTCATTAAAAAATAGTGATGCTTTAGTTGCTACAGCTGCACAAGCTGGTGGAAATTCAGGTATTGCATTAGGTAATGGAGCAAAAGCAAATGGTGGAGAATCAGTTGCTATTGGTGATTTTGCTGAAGCTACTCAAACTGGAGCTGCTGCTGTAGGTCAATACGCAGAAGCTTCTGCTACTTATGCATCTGCATGGGGTAGAACATCTTATGCAAGATCTGATGGTTCTGTTGCATTTGGTCAACAAGCTGGTGTACCTCCTGGTTTACCAGGTGGAG